GAACCAGCCCAATGTAGAGATGATTAATAAGCTTAAAAAAACATTTCCAGACTATGAGGGTGTAAAAAAACAACTAATAGCGGCTATAGAAACCGAAAGAACAAAAAAACTCACGGAGTACCTCGAGGGTTGGCAAAATACCAAAGACGAGCATAAGCAAGTTTTTGAGTATGAAAACTACTTATTGACTTTTGGTAAAACCACAGGATATACCAACAAACTACGAGGCAGCGGCTTGAATGTTACAATTGATGGAGTACTTAATACGTATGATTCTTTTGATCTGGAGTTTAGAAAGTTGTCCAGTTTGGATTGGAGTATACAATACGATCCCAACGATTTAGATAAGGTCTTGGCAATGGCAAACAACGGCAAACATCGCTTTGTATTGGAAAAAAAATACGTTCAGCCTATGGCACTAGCCGACAGACAAGAGGGCGACGCTATGGAACTGAACCGAGTTTATGCACATAACAGAGAGGTTACCGACTACATTATTGAGCAAAGAGCCAATAACCACGAGATTTTAGACAATTTTTTTAACGAAAACAGGCAACTTGATGACACATTGGCTAAACTGCTGATAACAGATAGTGCAGGACAACACAAAAACCAAAAAAACGCCCAAAAAATAGAACTGGCTCTACAGGTTGAAAAAATAGCTCAAAAGCAAGAAGCTAAAATTAAAAAACAACAGCAACAAATCACTCAAGAGCAACAAATGCAATATTATAACGAAAAAATAGACATTAACCAATACTTATAACTATGGAAATGAATGTTAGAGAACAAATAGCAACAGCACTATTTGCATATGCCAAAAATAACAGCCTTGACAATGTCGAAATAGCCAAAAAAACCAAAGTAGATAAGGCGTACATTGGTAGCATTATGACCGGTGATTTTTACTATACCTCCAACAATACAAAACGGCTCATTCCTGCAAAACATTTTAATGTACTGTCAGATTTTATTGGCTTGCAAATAGAAAAATCCTATTGGGAGAACCAACCCACACCACAAATGATAAAGGCAATAGGTGTGCTTGCTGATGCCAAAAAATTTGGTGAAACTAACGTTATTGTTGGAGATACGGGCTGTGGAAAAACCCATACCATCAATGCTTTTTTGAAGGCAAACCCAAAAGACACCTTTGTTGTAACCGTTGGCAGTATTGATTCTATAGCCGATTTAATAGATATTTTGTTAGACAAACTGCATTTGCCCATTGCAAAAACAAAAGGCAAAAAAGTACGAGATATTATCAATAAACTAAAAACCCTAAAAAATGAGGGTGAAGCCCCTATTATCATTTTTGATGAGGCAGAGTATATGAAGCAGGTTGTATTTAACCTTATAAAACAATTTTACGATGGTTTAAAGGGCTATTGTGGCATCGTACTGATAGGCACAGACCAAATAATGCGAAAAATAGAAGCCTTAAAAAGAAGAGATAAAGACGGGATACCGCAGTTTTATCGCCGAATAAAGTTCAACATCAGAACATTGCCAAAAGTAGACAAAGACATAAGTTACAAATTATTCTTAACCGATATTACAGACAATGAACTCATTAGACTTCTTAAAGCCAATTGCGACAATTACGGTGAATTACACGACGTATTAGTTCCATCGCTTCGAGAGGCCGACAGAACAGATCAACCCCTTACTACTGCTTTTGTAAAAATGATAACAGGAATTAATTGAGATAGTTATGAAAAAGGGACTAAAAAAAGCCTTAACTGTTGGTAATATTCAGAGTCAAAAAATAACAAGGATACCTTTTGATGGGTGCTTTTATCAAGCATTCAAACAGCCACAAAACAAGGGAGTTTGGTTTGTTTGGGGTACTAGTGCTAGTGGTAAAAGTTCTTTTACGATGCAATTGGCCAAAGAATTTGCACGTTTTGAAAGTGTATTGTATAATGTATTAGAAGAGGATACCGATGATTCTGATTTTATGGATCGCACCCAGTATTTGGGTATGGTTGATGTAAAAGACCACTTCTGGGCGCAACGCTATGACTATGACGATTTAGTGAGCTACTTACAAAAACGAAATAGCCCTAAAGTGGTTGTCATTGACTCGGCTACGTATTTCTTTAAAAGTTTTGAGCAGTATTTAGAGCTAAAAAAGAAGTTTAAAAACAAAATATTTCTCATTACAGGACATACTCAAGGTAAAAACCCAAGGTCTGATTTGGAAACTAGAATTATGTATGATGCACGACAAAAGATATTTGTCAATGCCTATTTAGCCAATTGTAGGGGGCGAACTATAGGCCCCAATGGAGGACATTATATCATTTGGGAAGAAGGATACCAAAAAGCCCGAGGTGCTGAAAAACAAGATGATTTTTAACAAACGGATAAACAACTACAAATGATCAAGCAACAACTCATTAACAAGATAGCTGAATTGTAATTTTGGTTAAAATCCAATCCCAGTCATCCCAATTATAGCCTAATCTTAAAAGATAAACAAGATTTAGAACGGCAATTAATAGAATTAGAAACCCTTTAAATTATTAATAATTAAACAACTACTACTATGGAAGATTCAGAAACTAGATTTCATGACTTGACTGCCGTTTTAAAGAAAACCACAAAAACGCGTTTATTGACCATAGGTGAGCGAATAGTAATTAACCAAGAACGAGCCTATTTGCTTAACCAGCAAAACGAACATCCAACCATTAGGCCTTATGTCATTGCCATGACGTTGGAGAAAAAAGTACAATATATTTTAAAAACAATTCTTTAGAAGAAATAGCATGAAAGATTTATCACAAATCAGTGAGCAGGAATTAGAACAATTGCTTGCTCAAAAACGAGAGGCTTCGCGTTTGTTAAAAGAAAAACAACGCCAAGATTACGAAGATTTAAAAAACCAAACCATCACTGAATTATGCCAAGGAGCAATCGAATATTCTGAGGCTTTAAAAGTATTTAAGGTCAAATCTTTTGAAAGTATGCAGGCTCTTTATGCGATGCTTCAAGAGTATAGCAAAAGGCATACAGACGGCAAAGGTAATTTTACTATCGAATACAATAATTTTAAAATTCGTTACAAACGACAAGGCAAAGTTACTTTTGATGAGCGCAGCCACCAAGCAGAAAAGCACATTATAGATTTTGTGAATTCTAAATTCGACAACGACCCCGACACGCGAGATCTGATTATGTCATTATTAGAACGAAAAAAAGGAGAACTGGAGATTAACCTAGTTCAAAAATTATATAGTATGGAGGATCGTTTTGACAATGAAAATTGGAAGCTCGGCATAAGCCTTTTAAAAGAATCATATTCCTATAGCCATTCTAAAGATTACATTGGCTTTGAATTTAGGAATGCTAACAATGCATGGGAGACTATTAATCTGCAATTTTCAAGTATCTAAATAACTCCAAAAACAACAATATGGCCACAATAAGACAACTTCAAAGTTTATTTACTAAACTAGGCTACGACAAACAAACACGTGGGCAACGCATTTTTGCATGGACTTCGGGCAGAACTACTTCTAGTTCTGCCCTTGACCAAGAGGAGCTTAATGAATTGTTTACTGCTATAAAATCAGAATACGACCTTTTAAAGGCTAGCCAGCAAAACAAAAAAAGGGAAAAACGATCGGTCATTCTCACTATTGCCTCTGGAGCAGGCATAAAAAAACCAAGTGGATGGCAGGAGTTTAACCATTTTATGTTATACAAAAGTGTGGTAAAAAAAGACCTTAGGCTTTGTTCACTAGATGAATTAGATGCAGTGATCAAACAATTAAGAGCTGTATTAGCAAATAATGCTCGCTCTGGCCAAAGACCTACAAACAAGGCTTGGTTTGATAACTTTTGGAAAATATCTTCTAACTAAAAACATCAGTATGACTCCACTAGAAATCTTACATAAAAAAACAGCCACCAAAGAGGATTTACGGCAAGCATTGGCCAAAGTACTCCAGGTATCAATGCCTGATTTTGGCACTTCCAAAAACACTACTCAAACCCCATTTAAACCTTGTTTAAATTACTTTTTAGAGGCTTATAAAAAACAAACAAAGTTAGATTATTCGGTTACTTCGAGAGATGGCAAAGCACTTGCTGAAATTATAGGTAAGATAGAAAAAATAGCCCAAAAGGATGTGGTCAATACCTTTACATACATCATTACCCATTTACCGCAATGGTATGTAGAGAATGGGTTTAGCTTAATTATTATTAACTCAAAATTCAATGAAATACTAGCAAGTGTAAAACAACAAAAAACAATAAGTTATGGGTACAAAGAATCTATCCTCAACGACCTTAGATAACAAAAAAGCCTTAACGCCTGACCAGGAGAAAGCCCTTGAAGCTTATTTTCCGCAGGCGTTTTTGCCTAAAATTCAAAAAATAAAAACCGTCGAACAAGCACTAAAAAACGGCACAAGTAGCCTAGCAAAAATATCTAAAAACGTCGGTGAAAAACGGTCTTTGGCACTTATAAAGATATATTTAGTGAGATTGAACGAACTTTTGAATCTAAAAAAATCGTTATCCGAAACAGCCATAGACGAATTGGCTCAAATGATTTTAACTGATTATTACCATTTAAACATGGTAGATATAGTATTTGTTCTCAATCAAGCTATTAAAGGCAAATACGGCGAGTTCTATGAAAATTTAGGTGTTCCAAAAGTTATGGGTTGGTTTGAAAACTATTTTGAAGAGCGTTGCAATGAGGCCGAGAGACAAAGTAATCAAGAGAGAAGCCAGTATAATAGTAGTTTTGGTAGTGAGCGATCAAGCGATCAAAAAAGCTATAAAGAGTATCTACACGGCTATAATCTTGAAAAATACAAAGAGAAAAACACTAGGAAATAACCACAAAAAAAAGAGCCCCGACAAAAAGTATCGAAGCCCCTAGACAGATAGGACAAAGATACAAAAAAACACTAAATTAGCCATTATGTCGGTTTTTAAAAACTATTCCAATACTGTAAAAAGAGCTTTGATTATAAAAAGCATAGTAGATGCCCATTACGAAGAGGGCAATCAGGCAAAGAGTCTAGCGGGGGTTTATCGTAAGTATATCAGAAAAATTTACCCTATGAGTTACCGTACATTATTGCGATATTTGGAATTGGCAAATAAAACAATAGACAATGAGAACACCAATCAACTTTAATTTTTTAGGTATCATTTTAGTACTGTTTTCGGTTGCTGTTCACAGTCAACAGTACCATGTCGAAGACGGAAATATCAAGGCTCTTAAGGTTTTTGAAGTGCCGATACAAGAGCAGGCTAATTTGAATGTGTTTTTTGTAAAAAACAGAGAGCAAGCCAAAAAAACGGGGCTTTGGTACATTGGCAGGCGTACACCAACGGGCAAACCCATACGGTTTGTCCGCATTAGAGAGCAGGCAGATATTTTGTATTATGTGGTTAAAACCGAACAAAACGCAGGACGGCGGCGGTGAGCCACCGCTGGCGTTTATTTATTTCAAAGCCCTTTTTTAAGGTTTTTTTGTTTTAAAATCATTTTTTACAATCTTGGCTAGGATTTATGTCCTAGCCAAGATTGTAAATACAGCCTAGAACACATTACTGTAATTAAACTTTTTCTTGTTTTAATTGCCCTTTTAAATCAACGGTTTCAAATGTTCCTAATTCACATTCTGGAAGTTCAATAAGTGATTGTAAATCGCTTTCAAAGCTAAATACAAGCGTGTAATAGTTTGTTACTTCGCTTTCTATTGTGGTTTGAGATTCAAATATCAAACCCGTGCTATTTCCCAGTGGTTTGCCCTCCAATGCCATTTGAAGTAATACGGGATATAACAACCCCTGCAAGCCGCTTTTATCTGAAATAGTAGCTGTATTAAGTGCCATATTTACCACCAAATGCAAGGTCAATTGAACTTTTCGGGGGTTTCTTGTGCCTTGACCCAGTATTTGAGAGTCTACAAACAAGGCCGGCAGGCTGTAATATTCGTGTAATTCGGGGTCTAGTGGTTGCCCGTGGTATAGATCTATAAAAAAATCACCGTTCAAATTACGGACTTCAAATAATGGCTTTGCCTTTTCTATGAGCTGATACAGTTCTAAAATTGGAATAATCATAAGTATCTATTTTTATTTATTTGCCACTTATTGCCTTTTCAAAAGCACTTACTACATGTTTTTCAATATCTTTCATTAAAGCATCAGAATGGCCCAAAAACCGCCGTGCCGGTATAGTGGTATTCATTTTTCTTGAATGAGTCTTTACGGTTTGCTCGTTTACAATCTCTTTCCTGCCGTCTCGGGTACGCTGGTGGGCGCTGCGCTGATGCTTTTTTACCTGTACTGTTTGCTCTATTTTGCCCCCATCGTTGTGTATTTTAGCGTATGGAACGTCGGTTCCTACAACTACCAAATCGGGCGTAGCCTTTATCTTCCTGATGCTCCTTTTTAGTTTTCCAGTATCTACCAGCAGGGACTGGCTGCGTTTTTCTCCGCCCTCTCGCCGTCTTTTTCTTGGCTTCCAAGGCTCGGGCGCTTCATTCAACCAGTTTTGTTGCCTAAAGCGTTCTTTGCTAAAGTTTACGGCTATAACGGCAATCTGGCTTGGCAAGGCTTGCTGGGTCTTGATAATGCGGGCTATTAAAGTATCAAATTCTTTCATGTTGTTTGTTATTTATGGCATCATTTCTACACTTCTTATCATTCTCATAAACATATCCGTAAAAAAGCGTTCTAACTGGTTTTTGTCCATTTTTTGCATACTTTGGTGCTGGGACGAAAAATTTTTGATAAACGAATCAAAATTTACAGTGATATTTTTAGCCTGCCCACCCTCTTTTATAATTTTTGCGTCGTCTGCCATGCTTGAGAATGCCCCTTGTGAATGATCAGCCTCTAACAGATTATCGGTTTTTTTCTCTATCAAATCGGTATCCGATGACGGTTTTATAAGCTCCAAACGCATTCTTAAGTCCTTTATATCATTGCTCCAATTTCCAAGTTTTGCCATGCCGGGTATTTTTGCGAGCATTTCCAAAAGTTGCTGTACCGGTTTTAGCAGGGCGTCCAAAAGGACAATTCCGATACGTTTTAACCCCCCTATGATGCCATCGGTTCTAAAAACGGTTTTAATACTCTCCCAGTGATCGTATAGCGATTTTACAGCACTTATCAGCATTCCTATCGGTCCTAAAAACAGCATGATAGCCGCACCCCACTGGTCCCATTTTTTTATAGCCACCACAACCAAGGTGGTAAGTGCCACGATGCCTGCTATAATGAGTCCGATAGGGTTTGCAGTCATCGCAATATTTAGTAACGCCTGTGCTGCTGCCCATAATTTTGTAACCAAAACAACACCATTTACGGCAAGCTGATAAGCAACTAGCCCAGTAATAAAAGCCCCTAAAACCGCCGTAAGTGCCTGTATTAATGGATTACCGCTTTTTATAGCCCTGTACCAGCTTACAAAAAAACGCACAATGGGTTTAAGCACAGATACAAGTCCCCTAATTACTTTGGTTATTGCCGATGTCAAGTTTTTAAAGAGGTTAAAAATCTCCTCTTTGTGTGTTTCAAATTTGGTTACGATTCGATTTAATAATGATGTCGTATTTCCTGCCAGCTCCGAAAAAGCCGTTTGAAAATACACCACCAAGCCCCCGATGCGATCTTTAACTCCTGCCGCCTGGTTGGCGGCACGTAATAATTTCCCTTCTGGAGTTTCTGCCAATGCCTTATTAACCCCTCCAACGGAGTGGTTTACCACATCAAATAGTACTGCCGCCCTCTGGGCTTCGGTGCCTGTTTTGAGTATTTTTTCTTGGGCCTCGTCAAACTTATAACCATATCTACTCAAGGCTCCAGTTTGCCCGTCCATTACTTTTCCGAGCATGCTACCGATGTTTATAGCCTGCTCGGAACTGGCATTGAGCCCGTATTGCTGGGCTAACATATCGTTCATCACAGGAATTAATTTCTTTAAGCTCTCTTTTTTTGTTAAATAGGTTGATAGTTCCTGCGCTCCTGCGGTTTGCGTGGTACCGTCTATAACGCCTATTTTTTGCTGTTCTAAAAATAAGTTCTTGACTTGCTCTGTTTGGGCTTTGGTAGCCCCCATAGTGTTTTTCATGATCTGGGCTAACTTATTCTCTTCTTGTGCCGTACTTTTATAGCCCTGCACGCTTTGTTGCAAATACGAATTGAGCTTGTAGGCGCCAGCGGCCAACAGAGCAATGGGATTAAACAATAAATTGGCAAACGGTATTTGATTAAAGGCATTTGTAAAAGCCCCAGCCAAGGCAGTCCCGCCGCCTCTAAAAGCCGTTGCAAAGGAAACCTTAAACTTGTTTAATCGTGTTTGCATGCCTGCTAAACTCTGATTTACCCTTTGCCGTGCACCATCTAAACCCGATTTGAGCTTATCTCGTAGACTCAAATGTAACTCTGCTCTTGCTACTGCCATAGTTTTTAGTATTAGTTGTTTGGATTAAAAAATTGTTATATCTTTGTGGTGTTAGACTAGGCTTGAGTATACCGTGCTTGCGGGCAGGGTTCCTACTAACAGAGGCGATTTGCTAAAGCGAGTCGCTTTTTTTTTACACCTCTTTACCTGTATGATCTACTACTAAAACCCCTTTAAATTGTTTTTGAGTATTTTTTATAAACCATTTTCCCAAATGATCTGTAACCCACCAAGGTTGTAATACACTCTTCTCAGTAAGCATAATTACGGCAAATTCACTCTTTTTAGATGCATCATAAATTTCATTTTGAATCCTTTTTCCATTCCCTACCAAATACTTAAACTCCACTACTGTTGCTTGTCCGTTGATGTAAATGATGCTGTCGGCGTTTTTTGCTCCTAAAAATGGATGCCAGTGTTTTGGGTAAAACCTCTTTTTTAGCTCTAGTTCTTTGCCCGAAATATCTGGCAGTAATTCTATTTTGTCTATTGCTTTATAGTTGTCTATTAGCGTTTTTGTAATTTTCATATTGTTGGGCAATTCGTGAGTGTGGTGTTTTACGTGCGTTAAAATTTTCTTGTTTTTGTACTCTTCTACCAAAAAGGCACTTTCTAAAGGTAAATGTTTCAATGATTTTACCAGCACATGCTCGGGTATACTTTCATAATAGGGGTGTCCTTTAGGAAATATCAGCCCAGAGTTTGCTAAATTGGTTTGAAATAATTTAGGCACCGGCACGTAGGGCGTTTGCTCTTTCGGGGTTACCTCATTGTCTAATGTTTGCACAACCTCGCACCGGCACCCGTAGCCGTTTGGCGGGTAATTAGTTTTCCAAAAGGCATCGTCAATACTTTTTATAACACCGTCTAAAATTTGGTGAGACGCCCGCACGGCACTATCACCAACGGTTTGATATTTGAGGTTAGGTATAGCCTCTTTATCTCCTTGAAAATCCGTCCACCGGGCGGCGTTTTGGCTGGCGGCTATAGCCAAATTATACTCGGTATGCATCCAAGAGCGGTTATATTTATCTACTATTTTTAACGCTTTTTGTTTAAAATCGGCAAAATCTCTCAAGTTACCCTTTTCGTCTCTTAATAACTGGGTTAAGTCATGTAGTTGCTGGTAGTTTTTGGCTGCCGCAAATTGCCATACGTCTTGTGTTAACTGGTGCAACATAGCCATATCGGGGGCTTTCCAGTCGATGGCAATACTCTGGTAGTTCTTTTTTACGACATTGGTGAGCTCCTTTGCCGTTACTTCCATAAAATCGGCTGTAAAATTGCCCTGTGCTGTTGCTTCTAACACTTTGTCGACCGCGTGATTTATAGCCTCTAAGTACTGTTTTGGCAAATCTCCAGAGGCTTGTACTGTCTTTTTCTTGAGGCAACTCGGGCACTGGTCGCCGTATAATTCTGGTTTAGGGCTTATGAGGCGTTCATAAGCCCCTAACGAAAATTTTCAAAGGCTCCTAGTTTTGCCGTTGCCTGGGCGTTGAGTCCTAAAACAGGTTGTTGCCTTATACCTGTAATTGGTAAGTTGAAGGTTGAAGCTACCCAGTCGGTATCTAACTCATACAGTATTGCGGCCTCTTTGACCATCGTCCATTGCTCCGAAATCGTTAAACTTTCGGTCTCATCAAATACAAAATTCATTGTATTATTGTCAAACGGCAGTCCCATACTTTGCAATAATGGAAATAGTTGGTCGTTTACAATAAACGAAATAAACCGCTTGTCATTTGCCGATATTTTATCGTCTAATGTACGCTCATGTACTTCTGTTTGGCTTCTGTTGGCTGTGTTTCCTGTAAGTGTTGAACTTCCTATTATGAGCTCACTAATTTCGTCTTTATTGCATTGTATTTGCCTTTGGTACACGTTTACGGGGTTTCCTGCATTGGCCAAATCGTGTATTTTAATCTCCGAACCGGCCGGCATGACCGCCTGCGAAGCCTCACCCAAAGCCCTAAGCATGGACTCAATGCGTCCCACGTCCTGCCTATTGTGAGTTGTAGCTGTGATGAGTGGCATGCCGAACTTTTCTCCAAACTCCGCCCATGCTTGAGAGGCATTGCGTTTCCAAATCACATTAGGAATAATGGAATTTACAATACCAAACTTGCTAGAATGGTCTATTTCGATCACACCAGGAACTTCCAAATAATTAATGTACTCTTGCCCATTTACCTCCAAATACATTTTTTGCTCGGCAATAGAGATATTTCGGTGTGGAATTTCTACAACCTCAATAGTATTATCAGTTTGCAACAGTTGAACAATGCTATATTTATGGATTAATGCCTGCAAGGACGATTCTAAAAAATTATAAAACCATTGTTTGTTTAACAGCAAATTTTGCTGGTCGAGTTGTTCTCCCGTTTGGATATTGGCTACGTAAAACCGATGATTGAGCGTTGCCGATTTACGAATATTGATTACCGATTCCAAATGCCCATCTATTACGATGTCATTAATGATGTCCTGCAAGGCAAACCACCTCGGTTCTTCGGGGTGTTCGGCACGGATCATCGCATTACGCCACTTCTGAATATCCTTACGACTTCTGTCTTGAAACTCAGCGACTATAGTGTTAATAATCGCCTGATTACTGGTCGTAATGGCTGGCATTGCCTTTTTTGTTGGTGTCTTATATCGTTGTCTTTTTGCCATGATTATTTAATGATTTATATTTAAAATGCCTGCGGTGGCTCACCGCCTCGCCACCTCACCGCCTGGCCACCGGCTACCATTTATGATTTTCAGCAGGGCGTGCCGACCATATTTTGAACTCCGATACAGCCTTGCCGATACAATCTGTTATAAGAGGTAAATCGGCAGGAATACTGCCATTACCCACGTCTTTGAGCCAATCTAAAGCATCTTGATAACGAATGCTCCGATGTTTGGATAAATCGCTGGAGCCTGTTTGACTGTATAGATGGTATAGAGTCATATCTATGAGTATTGTTACTATAAACTCATCTCTAGGCACTAGTTCAAATACTTTTGCTAAATCATAGCGTTTGCCGATGTACTGTTGCATTTGATGCTTGGCAGTAGTTTCGGCACGTATAAGTTTATGACTGTTATAAAAATCATCGCCAGCAAGTAACTTTATAATTTCCTGTTTGATTTGCATGTTATAGTCTTCTTCTTGTATGAATCTCATTTGTTACGTATTTAAAAGTTATTAAAAAGCCTCTAGCTTTGCCCGCGGTGGCTCAACGCCCCCTACCGTGTCAGAAACTGCGTTTTGTAACGCTTGCTCTGGAAACTGTTTTTACCTCAAATTGTTGCACGAATGTCGTTTTATTCAAATCGGCTAAACCGCCTTGAATCGCGTCTGGAGCATCATCATTAACCCCGCTTCCTTTCTCAAAGGCTAATACTTGGTCTATTGCTGTGATTTGGTCGAAGGTGTTTTTTTCGGTTTCATTCCAAAACACCCGAAGCCGTTCAAAATGCCCCGACATACTTTCTATACGGTCGAATTTGCCCTCTTTAGGGCGTTTGTCAGCAATTACAGGAATATAATAACCTCTGGAGTCGCCCTCAGTATCATAGTCGTTTACAAATTCGTCCATGGCAAACAAGCCCTCAATTTTATAGCTGATATTGTGTTTGGAAAGCTTCTTTTTTTCGTACAAATCATACAGCCAAATCGCACACACGGTGCGTGAAGTTTGCCTACAAAACGAGTGGATAATATGAAAATCCCTACCGGTTTTACCGATTAAAAACTGCGCTTTGAAGTCGCCAGAGTCTTTGTAAGACAAATCACCGTATAAAATGATAGCATCATAACGCTGTAATGGAAGCATGGACGTGTGTTGCACCCATTCGGGTTTAAATACAGCACCCTCTGCCATGGGTGTACATAGATACTCCCGCATCCACGAGCGATAGGTAGTGCTTATTCTTTTCTCTTTCCAGTACTCGGCGGTGTACTTGGCAGGCCACGAGGGTGTATACTGGTCATCAAGAACCGCCTTGACTTTTATGTGATACCAATGATTTAAGATGCCCTGTGCTTTGCTTTCTTTTTTGGCAGTCTCTGCAAGTTCGATCAGTTTAGCCATGATGGCATTTTTGTGAATGAGGTTGTTAGAAAATACAAAACGCTCCCTACCGGTATCAAAACACCCCCAAAGAGTACCGGTTATATAGTCCATCGCTTCCTTTATCAAGCGGTCGTTATTGCAACGTTTTAAAGTATCAATATCATCGCAACCTATGTAATCGGGGCGATGCTCACCGTGTCGTAAACCTCTTGGATCTTGTCCAAAACCGAGTGCATGAAAATGCACCCCGTCGCGAGTGGTAAAATTCCCCTGCGACCAATCACCCTGTGTGAATTGTTCCCCGTAGTC